ACTGATTGGAAGTTCTTGCGATTCTTCCAAGATACGCGCAGGAATGATAACCCTTTTCCTCGTCAAACAGAAACCAGGAAGTGAACTGTTCAAAAGGATTGTAAGGATTGTCAAAAGTTGTTAAAGCGCATTTTGCCATAAAACGACGTTCACTCCTTTCCATTTAGGTATTTGGATACGGTAGACGGGGATACGCCCAGCGCCTCAGCGATCTCAGCAGTGCTGTAACCGGAAGTGTTCATCGAGACAATTTTGTTCTTTTTAGCAGAACTGAGCGTCGTTGTCGCACGAGGAGTCGCTCTTTGTCTCAACTCATCCATGTTTACGTGATCGATGATCTGTTTCAGCTTGTTTTCGCTGATAGCGCCGGCCTGGATCGCTTCCCACTCCCGATCAGTCACTTTGATTGGCTCCCTTTTGGCTCCAACCAACTGCCGCGCCGCCGTAAGCGCTTGCTGATTCGCCTTTTTCAGCTCGCTTTTGCTCATGTCCGGATACTCTTTCTTCTTAGCGGACACATTGGCGTTGGCAATCACCTGAGCCTGCCTCTCCCTGGGGGCGTTCTTTAAGGCCACGTTCAGTTTGGCTGTCAGAGAAGCCACTTCTCCCTGATAGGCGGTTTTCGCCGACGCTGAATAGGCGATCTTGCCCGTGCTTACCATCTCTTTTCGCGCCTGATTGGCAAGGGATTTCATTTGATTGGCGTAAGCGGCATAGGCTTCCTCCTGAGGGGTGCCGGAAGACAAAGCGCGGGCGTCTTTGGTTTCCGCCATCTTGGTACTGGCCTGCATTCTGACTCTCGTCTTGCCATTCTTATCGGTGTACTCCTCATAAACTTCCTTGTAACTCTGCTCTCCCGTATCAGGGTGGATGATAGGGCTCCCCTTTCTCTTGAGAACCGAAGTCTCCGACTTGGCTCTCGAAATCAAAGTGGAGGCTCCTTCGTGATACCGGCCGTCCGAATCGATCGCCCCCTGATACTTCTTTTTCAGGGCGGCAATGCCGTTATCCTGCTCGCTTTGTTTGTAATCCAGCTTGTGCTTTTCCGCGTCGATTACCACCATGCTGTGTCGGACAGCCCTTGCCAGCTCATCCTGGGTAGCGCCCTTTAACGTCATGTCGGTAATCAGGTTGGAAATCTTGCCCATTTCGGTCTGAGTGTTCCTCATCTGCTTGAAGGTTCCCTCTTTTTTGCCGCCATAGGCGAGCTTTGGATCAAACCCTTCCAGTCCCTTTAAGGCGGGCGTAGAGGTGATCTTCACCTTGCTCCTGCCGGAATTGCAGGGGATGACCATCACCGTGTCCCCGTCGAAGTCGGCTCCGGACAAGCGTTCCGCTACTTTGGAATTGATGCCGATGGCATCGGCCGGGGTATTGCCCAGCACCCTTTTTCCTTCCGGTTGTTTGTTGTTGACTTTCAGGATCGGTATCTCGAAAGTTCCCCCATGAGGATACCGGATCAGAGCGACGGTTTCCCCGTTTTTGTAATTCGGAGCGTACACTTCGTTGTCCTTTATGGAGGTAAGGGGCAAAATAACCTGATACTTCTGTCTCGGCAGAGCGGCTGCTTGTAAATTCACCGCCGCCGAATCGCAGTCATCCGCAAAGGATTGCAGAAGCGCTTTTTTCACCGTCGGATTGGTGAGAGAACAGATCTCTTCAAATTCCGAAACCTTGTCGGCGGACGCCAGATTGAGCTGCTTTTTAATCAAGGTCATGCTTTGCTTGGACAAAAACTGAGAGGGAAGATGATCGCTCCATTCGTTCCAATCCCCTTCCTCGGCTCTTTTGTTAATCAAGGAAAGCTTTTCTTTGCCGTCCTTGTCGATGTAATAACTCTGGCCGCCGTGTTCTTTGATGAGGGAGCCGAAAGGATTATCCGGGTCGTTGGTAATTTTTTTCAGCACGTCTAAGGTCGGCGTTCCCGATTTCTTGTTGGTGTTAAAAATAACATCCACTCCATCCGGCATGTCATCCGAATAAACCGCCATCCCTTTTAAATAGCGGTTTCCGTCTACCAGGATTCTGACCTGCGCGTAATGGGAATTTCCCAGAGACAGATCGTCGACTCCCCTTCTGATTTCAATTACGCCGTCTTTGTCAATACCGCCATCTTCAGCGTACCGGATTTTCAAACGGCTGGAATCCATACTCTCCGGATAGACAAAACTTTTTTTGAAAGTCTCGCCTCCGTCGTAGGAAATATAATCGGTGACCGAATGGACGTTGTCAAAATTGTAAATTTCCCGGTGTTCGGTTCCGGGAGGACAAACCACTTTGATATTGGTCTGTTTGCCTGGATTTGTCACCTGGGGAACGCCTCCGCCGTAAACGGGATAACCTTCCATTTCCAGTATGTACAGAGCTTCTCTTAGCTTTTCCTTGGAGATCCCCAATTCTCTTTCCACGCCGGTTCCGACGTCGATCATTCCCTTTTCGTCGATTTGCTTTTTGAGAAATTCGGCGGTTTTCTTCGCCTGATTCATGCGAGCCTCGGAGTTTTCGTTTAAAAGCGAACGCACCGACGAATCATTGGCGTATCCCATTTTCTCAGCGATCTCATTTAAGCTGTACCCCTTTTCTCGCAAGCCCTTGGCGGTTGCGACTTCCAACGCCCGCCGCTCGTCTTTGGCCAGAGACTTTTGGGTGCGCAGCTGCGTAGTGGTAAGCCCCATGGATTTTGCGATTTCAGTGTCGGTGAACCCCTGTTTTTTTAGTTCGTTAATCCTGCTTAAAAAATCTCCGCTGTGCTGGTACGGATTTTCTCCCGACCCCCAAGGGTACCGTCCGGAACGCCTGGGCATCCCGTAATGCATTAAAATGTCTTCGGCAATGTGATTCACAGTTTAACCCTCCTGCTCTTTCAGCTTGCTGAGCTATTATTTGCCATGTCAGTTTCTGCTCTCGGCATAAAAAATCCGCAGGCCGATTAAGACCTGCGGGTAAAATGTCATTGCAATTTGTTTGGTATTGTATTATACTAAGACACAAACAGGAGAGTAACTCCAAAAACGACTGGAGGCAAATGCAATACGCGACAATACATAAGCTACAGAAATTTCTATAAGCCAAAGGATTCACAAAAACTCCTGCCAGAGTATATGCTTCAACCAAGGAAAAGCCGCATTCATAACAACTATCACGAATGCTACGAAAAAGCGCGCAAATTACATCATCAAACCGAGGGACAGAGTTAGCGGCTCTGCCTCTTATTTTTTGCTTCCAGCCGTTTTGGGAGCTACCCTCCTTTCGGAATGATTGTCACTCAATGACCTCAATGAATTTGATATCCGTGGCGTCAAATTGAAGGGGATTGGGAAAATCGGGATTGTCGAGAATAATCGCCTCGACATCGACATCGTTGTCATCAGGCCAGATATAATCCCCAACCTCTCCAAAAAATTCGTCTCCATTGGTATTGACAATACGGACTTTTCTGCTTTCTTCCGCGAGTCTTCTCAAATTCATAATTTTTTTACCTTTGCCGCATAGATATGCGTTCCTTTCTTGCCATAAATAATAATCAATTTAGAGGTTCTAGTTTCGGTTCCGTCTTCGCTGACATAAACGCCAATCTTTTCCGAGGCTGTCACACGCTCCTTTTTTCTCCAAACACCCTCGGTTATGATCAGCTCTCCGGTTCCACTTAATTCCAGCACAAGCCGCTGCGCGTCAGCGAGGTTTCCCAGAATATAACTCCGTCCCTTATCCGCTCGGTTGGGCAGATGCTTTTTCTGAGCCCCCAGATTGAGTTTCAGCGAGACTTCGCCATTCCGGATCGCTTCCTGAAGAATCCCCTTTTCAATTTTAGCAGATTGGGAAGATTTTGCAACTGATTTCCCCGGCTCTTTCTGCCGCCCATCTGACAGCGGATAAGGCGGGCCGCGCCGCACGCCCCACTTTTGTCCCTTGATCCCGTGATGCATCAGGTATTTTAGAGGCGGTTTGTCGGCCACAAGATAACCATATGGATGCAATTTAGAGCAATATGCCATAATCCCTACCCCTCCTGCTCTTTCAGCTTGCTGATAATTTTGTCAAAAGCGACGATCTTGTCCATGACCGGCAAAATATCGTCCGCTGTCGGCCGATGGTATAAAATTTCATTTTCCTGATAGATTCTCAATTCCATTTCAATGTCAGCCGGTTTCTCTTGGTACTCCAAACAAAAAAGAGCAGCGTAAATCATCAGCTGCTCCATATGCGCCGGTATTACGCCGGTCTTTAAATCGTGAATTCTCAATAACCCGTTTCTAAAAGCGATGGTGTCGGCGGTTCCAAAACAGTTTTCGGAATAAAACAGGATTTGCTCCGGCGCCATTTTGTAACCGATGGCGTCGTTTACGTACATATTGAGTGTTTTTTGTGATTTGGGAAGTTTCTGCCCCAAACGAATGCATTGCGCCGCAAATTCGTGGAGAACGGTTCCCTTCTGGGTCGCAAGAAATCTTGTATAAGATTCAGCGACCTTTTCTTCGTCATAATTGATCCAGTGGTATTTGCTTGCGCCAAGAAAGGCGTGCTGCCCTTCAAGGTTTGAATGCCTGTTGAAGTTCATGTAGCACCTCCTCCCTGTTTTCGGGGCAGACAAATCTGGAAAAAGACATCTCGTTCATCCGTCCAACATAGTATTCCTGATTGGGCTGTTTTACGGCGTTCCTGTTTTTCTTGCATTCCAAAGCCGCCCACTTATCCCCATAAAGGATGAGCAGATCGGGGATGCCCTGAATATAATTCGCGTCGTTTTTTAGAATCATGCAGCCGGGAAACAATTTGTTTAACTCCCGAATGAGCTTTGCCTGAAAACGATTCTCCAGCATATCAACCGCTCCCTGTCTAAAAATAAAAAAAGAACCGCCTAAAGCGATTCAGAAAATATAAAAATAGAAAACGGAAAGGGCGGAGGGTCGGGTTATGGCAACCGTTTAGAAACCCTTTCCGTTTTCACAAAAACAGAAAAGAAAATGGCTGTTTTAGCCTCTCTCTTCATAAAAGGGCATGTTTTTTTCGCGTGGTGAAAAATAAAAGACAGAGATGCCTAAAAAAGCTTCTCTGTCTCTTGTACAAGATTTTACTGTTAGGAAGTTTTGAGGTAGATTGCCCCATCTGAAATATAATACTCTGTTTCCTTTGACGCCTCGTGGAGAACCGACTTCAAAGATTTAGACAAAGGAGATTCCTCACCTGTTTTTAACGGTTCGACAAATTCGCCGATTCGTTTTTCGTAAGGGGCTTTGTCGACATCCTTTTTTAAAATATTTCCCTTGAAATCGGCAACCCGGTTCTCCAACACGCTGAAAGCGCTGAGCATACGGCTCTGGCATTTGTTCATATAAGCCGACGCGTGATCCTCCACATATCGGATATAACTGGAGTCGTAATTTTCGGAATAATAAACCTCAAGTAAGGTGCTCATGACATACAGCTGCTTGGAGAGTTCCAGACTCTCCTGAATCTGGAAAGCCTTGTCGACAAAAGCGCCAATATCGGAATTGTCCTTTGTTTTCACAGCGGAATCCAAATCCGCCATGTAAAATTCCACGTCCTTCATGGCAATCTTTTTTGCCTGCTGGATACCCACAAGCGTCGCTTCCCTCTGCTCATTGTGAGCCATAATGGAACTATAATTTTCAAGGGCGTATTTGACAAAGCTGATTTCCGACATCAATTCCGCTCTTTTGTCCCCGTAAAGAAATTCCAGAATTTTGTCCAGACTCAGTTTCATCATCTGGAGTTTGCTGTTGATTTCCGCTAAAAAATATTGACCGGAGGCAATGGACATGACGGTAAACGCTCCAAGGACAGCCGCCTGACCGCCCAGAGGGTAAAGGGACGCCGTGCCCACAAATTTTCCGTCCGAGCCTTTGATTGCCGTCACGGATCCGCCCTGTTTCAACCTGGTAAGCGTCTGGGGCAGTCCATTTGGGAATTTTACCATGTAAGCGTTCGCCAGCGTACCGGTCGCCGCCAAGGACGGAAGATGCTGCTGTACCGCGCTGATATGCATTTTTTGCTCCGAGGTCAGCTCCATTTTTTTAAAACGGGATTGATCCCCAAAGTCCGGCTCCTTTTCGCATGGCTCGATTTCCACCTCAGCGCTTTTCAGCAAAGCGAGAAGCGGTTCCTCCTCACGTACAGCTTGTTCCAAATCGGTTTGATTGTCCATGGTCGACCTCCGTTTTTTTAATTTAAAAAGGTACTTTATCTCTCCTTAACTGAAACTGGCTCTAAAAAGAATATTCCTGTATCACTGTTAAATTCTAGAATTTCCGCCACAACACGAACATTACATCCGATCTTAAAAAATTCCGGCAAAAATAAATCTTCTATACCCAAGTTCATCGCATTAACATCCTCAAACTTAAAAATCGGTCCGGGATTAGCTGTATTCTCGTCTACATAATCCCCAGCGCTCAGAAGAATATCATATCGCGTATTGTAGTTGTCGTGATTTTCCATATAAGTGATGCACCCATCAAATTCGATAAGTCTACCTTTATACGTTTCCGCAAAATCACTGTACAAAGGGTCAATTTCTGCTGTCAATGCCAATATAGAGGCAAGCTCTTTACAGCTCTCTTCGGTCAGAATCATTTTCTCTGATTCCGAGGCAGAAACGGTTGCCGCTTCGCTTCCATTACTGGCCCCATCACTTTCAGTAGATTCATCTTCAGGAAAAGTGTGATATGTAATTACAACAGCTACATCATTTGGATACCACGTGTCAGCAGAATATTCCACATCTCCATCAACAGAAACAGACTCAACTTCTCCGTCCTTTGTTAACCATCCGGTTATTAAATCACCAACAGATACAAGTTGAATATTGGTAAACCCCTTTTCCTCAAAATTGTTGAGAACCTCCTGATAATTTCTCCCTTTTTGAATGCTCGAACCCGACGGTGTCTTGGCCTCTCCTTCGTGGTTACTGGAATCCGCGCCACAAGAAACAAGGGAAAGTATCATGACTATAGATAACAATAACATAAATATTTTTCTCATAATATACCCCCTCATACAAACCAAAATAAAAATTGGAAGATTTTCAAAATTGCAAATTTAGCTTTTGTAATGCCAAGGTCATTGAAAGAATTAAGAATCACGTTTATTGAATTTTTGGCCAATCCATTTTGCTTTAATAAGAATGACAGGTTTTCTGTCTAAGATTATGCCATAGATCAACAAAAAAGTCAGTATTTATGTATTAAATATAAATAGTATTCGATTAATAAATACAAATCAGAATACAGCACTTAATTGTTCTAAAAAAAGATATTTTAAGATGACCAACCCTTTCTTAAAACATCTTTTCATGTTTCGACAAAAATATTGGTTTTCCGAACAGTTTCTAATGACACAATTGACTCGTGGCCAAAAGCCCACTTTTTTTGCCTATTTATATATATTTATTAATTTTTTTATCGCAATTAAATAAGAGAAAAAAGTGGGAAAGTGGGCAGAAACCCTGCCAAAGCCCATGGTTACGGGGTTTTTTCAAGCCCACTTTTGGTTTTAAAAGTGGGCAGAAAGTGGGCAAATGGCCACAAATTCGGGCAAAATTCTCCGTACAGTCTCAAAAATATCCCACAAAAACAGGCAAATTGCCAACAAAAATGGGCAAAAGCCCGTTTTGCAAAAATAAAAGTGGGCGTAAAAACAGCCCACTTTAATCGTTTTTATCAGAGGATAATAAAGTTAATAGGTGGACTAACTGCTGGTTTAGCAACTGTTGTCGGCGTTGTTCTTCCGTTAATTCCTTTTGTAATTCATTAATCGGTCTGTCTTGTAGCCAAAATAATATGTTCAACATAAACACAGCTTTTCTTATCGATCAAAACAACCCTCCTCTCGACCTCAAAGTCTGCTCATTCACAAATATCAAAGAGCGTGTCTTCACCCTCCCCGACTCCAATTTTCGATGTCGATGCCATACTCTTTCAGCTTATAAGTACACAGCCAAGCCTGATCGGAATCGTCCAGCTCATACCGTCCGGACAGTTCATTTAAGCCCCGCGCAAAACTGTCGTAAAACCGTTTCAGGCGCTTTTCACCGAACCCAAACTGCTCGTGCAGCGTCCAGAGAATCATCGCGTCAATTTCCAGCGTGTGTTTGCGGTCGTATTCGGCAAGCTGCCGTTTTATTTCCATTTCCATGGCTTTCTTTTCAGCGTTTGAGAAAGAAGCGCCAAATATCCTTTTACCTGATTTTTTAATATACATGATATCAACCCTAGTTGTCCTATTGATAATGCGATAGCAGAACTCGGTTATTTCATATTTTTCCTTTCTTCGTCGTGAGCTTCCGATACAGTTCCTTTGCTTCCTCTCCTTTGAAAGCGTTGATAATATCAATTTCGCCTTTTCCTTTTTTTCCGACAATCAACACGGGAATATCTCCATGCGTATAGTCGAAGCTTACCAGGAAAGTGTCAGATTTTCCTTTCATCGAATTCTCCTTTCTGCCATTTCACGTATCCACTTTCATTAAAATTCTTCTTGCTCTTCAAAGCCCGACTGATTGCCAAATCAATCCCGCTCCGGCTTTTCAGGTGATAATAATATAAATCCGAATACGGCGTATTAAGCCGGTCAATCCTGCCGGATGCCTGCGCCATCACTTTATAACTGTAATTCTGAGAGTAAAATATAATGGTGTCGGTCTTAATACAATTCCACCCCTCACAGCCGGCATTGTACTGAACCAAGTAAACCCAGTTTTCACTTTCCGGTATCGGCTGATGCCTGTGCCCGTTCCACTCGGCAAGCTCTATGTTCTCGCCATAGCCCAGCCCTTTCAGAATTTCCAGCTCATAGTCAAAATTGTAAAATATGATTGCTCTTGGATGCTTCTCTATTAATTCCAGAACCGCGACACTCCTGGATTTGTCCGTGTTTACAACCTTTCTCAGAGCGTAACACAGCTCCCCCGCGTTCCGAATAGGCGCTTCGTTCCAAATATTCCATCTGGTGCGAAGAATGTCCTTATACACTGAAATATCATATGAAACATAGACATCCTCATGATGAGACGCGGTTTTTCGCTTAAAGTCCATGTTCACAAGAATCCGGCTGCGCAGCCGGTTCAGACGCCCGACATCCAAATATCTGTCCACTTTGGGATATTTGCCATTTACCCAAGTTATGACCATATGCTGTTCTTTAAACGCTGTCCGATTCTTATAAAAACCGTTCGCCACAAACACCGGAATATAATCCTGCCAGGTATCGCCAGGGGTAGCGGACAGCAAAATCCACTCATTGGATTTCGTGATTTTCAGAAAGGACTTGACCCAGGCTCCGGAACCGACTACCCTCTGTTCGTCAAATATAAAGAACGCGTCTGTAATCTCCTTATACTTTCTGATGTTGTTCCAGGAATCGATCACGACCTTGTTTTGATACAGACCGCCGTCCGAATGGACAGAAAGAAGGAAGGGCGAAAGTTCACCCTCCCATTCCTTGGTGTCCCTCTTTCGCGCCGTCGTGATGATGTACAGATCCTTCGGCGGGTCGTCCATTGGAATATAATCTCCGCCGGAAAGGCTCTCCTGCTCTCCGCCGTTTTGAAGATAGTAGTAGGCCAAAGCGGTCAAGCTCTTTCCCGAACCGACTCCTCCACAGAGAATACAGCCGTTTTTCATTCGCTTAACGGCTTCCAATTGGTGAGCATAAAGTCTTATCATCACCATCATCCGCGTTGTGCCAACACATTATACACGTTTTTCGACGTATGCCTTCGTGTAATCTCTATTGTCGGCGCATAGTTCTCAGAAAAACGAATCCAAATATCAAAATCGGCTATCATGTCGCCATTTCCGACGAAATCCTCCGCCCTGTCTATTACTTCCTGTCCTGTTGCTTTTACCAGTTCAACTAACGTTTCTTTGCTGCTTTTCATTTGTTTTTCTTCCTTTCAATACGCCGCCAGAATACGATCGTCTCCGCTGCGAACCGCTTCATCATTCTGCCTTTTATCCTCTTTGGGCAGTTCTCCCCAATCGCAGTCAATATAGGATTCCAGCGATTGGAGAAGAAATTGGGTAAATTCGCCATCATGTTTCATTTTTTCAGAGATTCCGCGAGTACACACCACTTGCCCCAGCCCAAATTTAAGCATCTTTCTTTTCTCCTTTTCCATAATTTTTTCCCTCTGCTTAAAACGGGACAAACTCCCCAGGATCCTCCTCTTCGGCGTACTTCGCCTCAAACTCGTCTTCCTCAATGGTGACATACATGGTTTTTAAGTACGCTTTGATTCCCGTTTTTCCGTTGACTTCCCAACTGTACGGCCTGATGGTTAAATCCACTTTGCGAATATCCGCAAAATCCAACGCGTTGACAGATTCTTCATCCAGTCGAGTCTTAGCACGTCGGGTAACCATAAATACTTTGGGTGGAATGTTCATGAAACTAACCGCTACCTGAATATAAGACTTAGGCGCGTCGTCCTCGTCGCGAGGAGCCAAAATTCTCACATTCCAGCCGTCCTCAATGAGCTTCTGCGCCTGTTGGGGGTTCTCAATGATCACGCAGAAATTCCGGTTTCCCTCCCGGTTATACTTTGTTTCCTTTCCGGAAAAATTGCGGAATATGATATGGGCGTTTTCAATTATAATATTGTCTATGTTTTGATAAGACATCTGTTTTTCTCCTTTCACTTTTTAGCGTCTGTCAAATTGAGCCGGATCGTTCCAAGGCTCATCCGGAGTCTCCCACGGCGGAGTGTTCCCAACGTATGGATCCTCCGAAACAAACCATTCAAAATCCCCGTACTGAGAAATGGCCTTGACCGCCTCGTCCACCAGTTTGTCATAGTAAGACCGGTCGATACAATCCTCTTTCCCAAGAGCCTTTACCATGGAGGACTCCATCCACAAATATCCTTTGGTTGAGCCCACCGCGTCGTACTTGACGTTTCCTTCCTTGTCCTTGCTTTGGCGGACAAGCGCCCCTCCGCCGTTCCCCCGGCGTATGGGGGTGAACAAGCCCACCTTTCCGACAAAGTGCAGCGAATGCCCGTTGTCCAGGACAATGTCCTCGGCGCCTTCCGGAATCATATCGGGGTTGTTGATATAAACGGCGGCCTCGTCGGGGCTTTTGTCAATATAAATCGCGGAGGTGACCGATTTGGTCTCGCACAGATCCGCAAAGCCGATTTCCTCATGGCTGAACAGCTTTTTAAAGACATAAGGAACCGCGAATTGGGTGCCGGTTGCCGTCCATTCCCCGGTGTGCTTACCGTCTTTGTATTTGGCGATATAGACGGCGTCGTTGACCAGGCACATCCGGTCGTATGTAGCCTCGTGCTCAAATGTGTACCCATACCGTTTACCATAATCCATAACAAACTGGATAATTTCCGGCGTAGCGTCAGGAATCTTGATAGAATCTGTCTTGATATGGGCAACAGTAAAGCCCCGTTCCTGCACCTCATGTTTGAGGTTAATCATGAACAGAGCTCCTCGTTTAGCTACAATATTGTCTTTGTTTCTCGGATCACGGAATGCGTTCTCGAAAGAGGCAGAAGTAAGGCCGTAAACCGAATTGATTGCTGTCTTCAGAGCATCAGCAAGCTGCTTGGATGTCATTTCACCGTCAATTACTTTCTGGATATACGGTGTGAGCTTTCCATCCAGCATCGTATTGACAATATCCCATGCTTCATGCTTGATGCTTACACGCCCTTCGACAATATCCCGAAATGCTCTTGTGAATTTCACGCCGAATAGGACTTCTGCAATTGCGCTGTGAGGATGCATCGAAGAAATATCCAGTAATGCAACATTTCCGTACATACCCGGCTCAGCATAGACATACCCGCCTTCGCCAACTTCTTCATCGCGATAAGTGGATTTTCCATTTTCGAACTTGTATCCTGGAAAATATGGAAGGAGACTTCCTGCTTCGCCGTGAGTACGTTCCATCATTTCTGGACACGCTTCGGCAAGGAATGAATAGGTTTCCTCGTCCAAATCATGTACCGGTTCTGCCAGGTTTCGGTAATGGAACTGGTCCTGTGGCTTCCTGTTGTTTCCAAATATAATCTTGGTAGTCAAGCTGTTCGTTGTGTCGTTGACAGTCATGTCTGCCAAGTCCGCCAGAATCTGCCTTGCGGTCCAGTCCGCTTTCAAGTAAACAAAGGATGCCTCGGTAGCGATTACATCGTTATCACAGTATTCAGCAACCTTGGTCCAGAGTTCTTCCGGTACAGGCTGGTCCCACGGTAAGCCAAGCTCCTGGTGATGGGTCCCCGCTTTGATGATTTTAATTTCGTCATCGGAAAAACCTTTCTTTTTCAGCTCTTTTTCCGTGACATTCCCCATTTCGATTTCCAGCTTCTTCAGGCTTTTCTTGTTCCCGGCAGAAGCGAAATCATAAACGTCCGTATAACTGACGTTGTAGGCTTCTCCAAAGAAACAGTTTGCACTACCATTGATGATCTTCTGAGACAGATTATAGAGCTGCTCATTGGAATATCCCATAAGCCGGGCATACAGAATATGATTGTCGTACCGGCGGCAGTTAAAGCCCACCAAACGAAACCTCATTAAGTCCTCTATCTCGGATGGGGTTGGGTTAATCATCCGTACAACCGGCTTTCCCTCGCCCTCGATTTTCCAGTTTACAAGAAAGAGGTTGGGGAAGACCTCGACGTCATAAAATATCAGTTTCGCACTCTCATTTTTCACGGCTGTGGATGTGTCGGCGGATTTGAACTGCATCTTGTTTACTAATTTGATACAGTAGTCGGCCTGATGAGAGCTGTTCGCTGCAAATGCCAATACTGCATTCCTCATATCCGTGACATCATACTTCAAGTCACTGGAATATGCATCCTCCAGTATTTTGTAAATAAAGTCGATACTGGGCTTAGTACCCGGATGAATCTCTTTATTGAGATTACGTTTTATCAGTGTTCTAAGCCCTTTCTCGCTTTGAACCGCTTCAAAATTTACCATTTTGTTTTCTCCTTTCAGTGGTAAACCAGAGCTAATTGTCGCGATAGGCAGGTTGTTGCATTTCGACAGTTTCCGTCTTAATGAACTGTTGCCTGTGAACACCTTAACTTCTACGTGGTCGTCATAAATGCGGCTCAGTCTTGCCGGATCTCCCGTATAAATATAATGCAGATGCACTCCACATCCGCTTTTACTGAGCTCCGCATAAGTCGGCGGCCATTTACTTGCTTCTTCTACATTTCTTTCAAAAGATTTATTCCCCTCCTCGTCTGGAATATCGAAATCAATTACGATGTGGTTTTCAGGAACCTTGACATAGTGCAATTGTGAAGTATCCAAAGAGGCTAGTGTCGTTTTGACATTCGCCCATTTTTTTCCAGGCGTACCAGCATCCGTTCCGTATTGGGCTGGGCATGTTTTACATTCCTTGTCGAAAACGGATTCTTGCTCTTTGAACTCGATGGATGTTGGTTTTGTTCCCACAATTTCACCTACCGGATTTTTTTCGGCTTCAAATTTCTCAGTCCGAAATCCGGAATAGTAACTGCGAACCCGCGAACCATCTTCAAGATTGAACCGTTCCTTGTAGTCCCGAAAATAGTTTTTCAGTTCCTCCTTAAAGATTCTTTGGGAGAATGGAAAAGATACCTTTGCTTCATCGCAGTAGGTCTTGTACATCTCCCATGCTGCTTTCATTGTCGTCCCGTCTTCTTTTTTGAACACGTGGTATGAATCAACAATGAAGTTATAGAAATCATTGGACGCTCCAAGCATGGCAATCGGAATATAATCGTCATACATACCTGGAGCGGATAAATATACTTCCTGACAGTGATACGCAATCGCCCCCAGTTCAAACCCAACCCGCTTCACAATATCTTTATAATC